GTAGTGAATAAGCAAGTTAGTAAGAGTTTATTTTATATGTTCTCCACAGTTAGCAAAGGTTTTTGATTGAATTAGACAAGTTCTTTGATGGACAAAGAACTGTAAAAGGGAGCGAACTCCCTTTCTTTTACCTACGCTAACTCCAACTCTTCTACTTGCTCGTAGTGATTAACAGTAGCAATCGCTGTTCCGTCTTCCGTAATCAGAACATTAAACTCTGCCAATGTACCATTTTGGGATTTACCCCCAACAGGTAGAGTAGATTGCGTGTCATTAACTGTGTAGGATACAAACCTACCGTTAGGGCCACTAACCAGTCGACAACTGGAAGCGCCTAACTCTTTGAGATACTCAATAAGTTTTTTCATAAGACAATTTTGAGATTAATATTAATGAAGCACGGGGCGCTCCAAAGTTCGATACATAGCAGGGGTCTTTGATGGTGTTGGTCCACGCATTCACAAACTCCCCTAAAAAATTTTTTTTATAATATTTTTTTATATATTTGCAAAATGATTAGACGAGCATCATTTATATTTAGAGATGTAAATAGGAAGAAAAGGCCGGGGGTACATTCCAAAACAAAAGCATCAAAATTAAAAAATTCTAAAAATTATTTAAAAAAATATAGGGGACAAGGAAAATAGTTGTATATTTGCCCCCTAACTAAAATTTTTTATTTATGGAAATTATATTTAATTATGTAGAATCATTTTTTAAAGACATGACGTCTTTATTTATGGTGTTACTATCATTTGGAGTAATGGCGGAAATCGTTTTTGGATCCCCAGTATTTGGAATGAGCGTTATTAATAACGTTATGGAGATAGTTAACTTATTAGGAAACAATGGATTTGTTGGTTTATTAGTGTTAATTATTTTGTTTAAATTTGTAGATCAGAAGTAAAAAGAAGTTGAAAGAAAAAAAAGGCATACGCAAGTATATCACCCTCGAGGGCCGAAAGGTGAGTAGGGGGTCAGACGTGGGATTTATACCTTCTAATATTGTGGTCATTTGGCCATAAGAAGGTTAATACGCTTAAAAAAACGTTGTGAAACGAATAATTAAGTAGGAAATTTTCTCCCATAGCCTTGAAAAAGTAATGTATAAGCTCTAGTTGGGGTAGATTACACACAGGTAATTGTGATGAATTAACATCGGTCTTACTATCCCTTGGTCCTCCTGCAAAGATGGAGAGCACTGCTAGAAGGAAATCAAACTTGAAATTAAGATTCCCAAGGGGGACCCTCTGCCCTTTTGTAAAATAAAATAAAAATTTTATAATAAATATTTGGATTTATAAATAAATAGTTTATATATTTGCATAAAATATATAGATTATGAAGTTTAAACCAAATGGATCATGGGTTGTTCTTCCAGACCCAAGTAAAGCAAAAACTGACTCTGGTATTATATTAGATAAGAAAACTGCTAGAGCAAAATCCACAAACATTTTAGAAGTATTAGCTGTAGGACCTGGTTGTACATTTGTAAAACGAGGCGATACTGTTATGGTAGATCCTAGAACAGAAGCTGTAATAGCTGATATAGAGGATAAGGAGTACTTATTAGTAGGGGAACATCAATTATTAGGGAAATGGTAAAGGGATCTGTAACTATTTCTATAGATGATTTCCAAGCTTTGCTAGATACTAGAGTTACTGCAGAGGAATTAAAGGAAAAAACCGAATTAGCTGCTAAAGAACTACAAGTATTTTTATCTTTTCTTTGTACTCGTGAAAATATTGAGAAATATGTAGAGGAATTTAATAAACAATCTAAAACTTCTACAATAAATATAAAAGGTGGAATTGCTAATATAAGATTAAATGATAGTAAGTGAGATTGAAGTAGAAAATGCAGAAGAATGGTTAGAGACTTTAATAAGTTTAGAGAAACAATTAAAAATAGTGAAAGTTTTAGAAAATAAAGATACTAAATGGAGGATAGAGTCAGGGATGACAAAATCTGGATGGTATATAAAAGTTTTAGCTGATAAGAAATGAGTTTTAGAGCAGTAATAAAAAATAGATATGGTAGACTAGGGGCTGTAAGAGGCCGCAGATGGACAATTCGTAGAGATGAAGATAACAAACTAACTGAGGTTAAAATGATTTTTAATCCTAGTGAATATGTAAAATTTAAAAATTCCCGTAAAATGTATGGGGATAAAGCATTAATTAAAATATTAGATGATGAAAAAGAAAAAAATAACAGTTAATATAGATACAACTTATAAGTATTTACAAATATGGAATGGTATCTTTGATATGACAAATAAAGAAGTAGAAATCTTAGCAGCTTTTATTGACGTCAACAATATAACGGAAGAAGTTAATATATGTTGTGTTTTAAATAAAAAAGCTGTAGCTAGAAATGTAGGGATTAAGGATCATAATACACTTAATAATTATATAAAAAGATTTAAAGATAAGGGAGTACTATTAAAAAGAGAGGGTGGTTATATACTTAATTCTTTACTTTCCCCTGAAACAGAAAACGTAGAAATAACAATTGTACGTGATGTTTAAATTTTTAGATAAATTAGTGATAACTAGATACGAAATAGGTCCTTATGAGATTTTTATATTACAAAATTCTCGAGGAGATTTAATAACAATAAAAGTAGATGAATATTATGGATATGGAAAATAAACATGTACAGCCTAAACCTCCATCATTATTTCAAATGATGAGAAGTTTTACTAAAGAAGTAACTAAATATATTTCAGAAGGTGCTCCGAATGTTAGTTCAGAAGAATATGCGGATAGATTAGCTATGTGTGAAGAATGTCCTAGTTTAATTAAGGGTAGTATGAGATGTGGGTTATGTGGATGTTTAATAGAACATAAAGCAAAATGGAAAACGACTAAATGTCCTGATAATCCGGAACGATGGAAACCACAAAATATATGTAATGAACAAAAACAAGAAAATAATAATTCAGATACTGGCGACCAAATACAACCTTCCGTTGATAAAAGTAGAGAAAATAATAAATCATCAATTTAAGTTTGTAAGTAAAATAATAAAAAAGGGGGGATTTAAAGCAGTACGTCTCCCTTATTTTGGAAGGTTTAGCGTAAAGGAAAACAGAGTAAAGGCAATAAATAGATTAAAGAGTAAAAAAGATGAAATTAAAAGATGATTTAATTTATATTAAAGATAATATGGTTATTCCTAGTAATTATGCTTTGACGATTAAAGAGTTTAAAAAATTAAAAGTGGAGGAATTAGCATTTGTATACTTTATGATAGATCATAGATCTCCTTTTGCAGTTTATGATTGGGAACAGCGTTTAAATGAAGTAAAAAATAGTATCTTTGAAAAAGAAAGTAAATTTAAAATTTCTCCACAAGTGTATAAAGCTTGTACTAAATATGAAAAGTTAATAGAAACTTCAGCGGTTAAATTATTAAAAGCTGCTAATGAATCAGTTGTAAAGTTGGAGAAATACTTTAGAGATGTGGATTTAACATTAGTAGATGATAATGGTAGACCTATTTTTCATGCAAAAGATTTAATTAATAATCTTGAAAAGATGGGAAAAGTAGTTGATGGGTTAACTAGACTAGAAGAAATAGTTAAAAAAGAGGAACAAGCTTCTAATACTAATAGAGGAGGAATAGAAGTTAATAAATATAGTATGTAATGGATTTTTTAGAAGATTTAGAAATGTATGAAAAAGCAATGAATAATGCTTATGATATAATTACTAAAAAGAAAACAATCGATGACATTTATTTTGATCTTGAAGATGATATGTATAATGAGTATTATTTACCGTTTGATCCTGTTACTGAAGATGGGAGAACCGCATCTATTATAGATATGGTAATAGAATATTATACAAATACAGAGGAATATGAAAAATGCGCAGAATTAGCAAAGATTAAAAATAAATGTTCAAAGACACAGACAGAATAAGACCGGCTGCACTTAATTTTATATCTAAAGGATATTATACATCAGCTCTTCCAGGTACTAAAGATTACTATGATTTTTGGGATAAGGAGCAAAAAAGATGTATGTATGGATATAAAATAGACGAATTACATATTACTGGATTTCATTATTTTTATTTAAATTATTGTCCTATTGATAGAGCTGTAGATGAAGAGCTACCTGATGGCACTATACAATCTAAACGTGAACGAACTTTTCCTAGATTTTATGATGGAGATTGGGAATATTTTCAAGAAATAGATAAAGCTAGAAAAGAAAATAAACATATGATTGTCCTTAAAGCAAGGAGAAAAGGATATTCTTATAAAGCTGGGGCGATGTTAGCTCGTAATTATTTTTTTGTTAGAAACTCTAAAAATTTCGTATTTGCTTCTCAGAAAGAATATTTAATTGGAGATGGGTTACTCTCAAAAGCTTGGGAGTTTTTATCTTTTATAGACGATCATACTGCATGGGCTCAACCTAGATTAAGGGACAGAGAAATGAATAAAATGTCTGGGTATAAGAAAAAGGTAAATGGGATTGAAATTGAAATGGGGATGAAATCTCAAATAATGGGGGTTAGTCTTAAAGATGCCCCAGACAAAGTGAGGGGAAAGGCAGGGGAATTAGTTTTCTTTGAAGAGGCTGGTTCTTTTCCTGGACTTTTAAAAGCTTGGGAGGTAACTATGCCAACTATGAGGCAAGGAGCTAAAACATTAGGGATGATGATTGCGTTTGGTACAGGCGGTACAGAAGGTGCTGATTTTGAAGCAATGGAAGAGATATTTTATAATCCAGCTGCATATGACTGTATGGATTATGAAAATATATGGGATGAAGGGGCTTTTGGAACTACTTGTGGATACTTTATTCCAATACAGACGAATTTAGATGGGTTTATAGATTCTGTAGGAAATTCTAAAAGAGATCCTGCTACTGAATATGAAAAGGAAATGAGGGAAAAGAAGAAAGGTGCTGCTGATGCTAAATCATTAGACCAATATATAGCTGAGCACCCTTTTTCTCCTCAAGAAGCTACATTACAAGTAACGGCTAATTTATTTGATATAGCCTCTTTACAGGAACAATATAATATTATAAAGGCAAGGGGTTTGCATGCTATAGGAACTATTGGTAAGTTATATAATGACTCTCAGGGAAAAGTAAAATTTACTGTTGATGGAAATTTAAAACAAATAATTAAATACCCTCATAGAAAAGATGATGATAAAACTGGGGCAGTTGTTATATATGAGGCCCCATATAAAAATGAAAAGCAACAAATTCCTCATAATTTATATGTGATTTGTCATGACCCTTATGGACAAAATCAATCTGCAGATTCTACATCATTAGGAGCTGCTTATGTATTAAAACGTCCAAATAATTTATCTCAACCAGATGATATTATTGTAGCATCTTACGTAGGAAGGCCTAATACTCAAGATGATTATAATAGAAATTTATTTTTACTTGCAGATTACTATGGATGTAAAATAGGATTTGAGAATGATCGTGGAGAGGTTATAGCATACGCAAAAAGATTTAGAAAGTTACATAAACTTCAAGAAGAATTTGAAATGTTAGATAAACGAGAACTTAGAAGTAGGACAGTAAAACGTCAATATGGAATGCATATGACTGAGGCTAGGAAGCGCCAAGGTGAAATTTATATAAGAGATTGGTTAAATACTCCTAGAAATACTAGTGAAGATGGAAAACAAATATTAAATTTGCATAAAATATATGATCCTGCATTATTAACAGAGTTAATTAAATTTAATCATGTAGGTAACTTTGATCGTGTAATGGCATTAATGATTGGAATGTATCATACAAGAGAATTATATAATGCAGAGGTTAAGGATATATTAGAGGATAGGGCTTCAGATAAATGGTTTGATAAAAATTATTATTAGTATGAAAAAAAACAAAAAAAAGTTACCTTATAACCCTCTACCGGAGTACTTAGCAATAGGTCCGTCACAAATTCATGGAGCTGGGATTCTCGCTATAGAAGATATTCCGGGAGAGGTCGTTATAGGTATAACTCATGTTTATGATCCTAATTTTCAACATAATTATATTAGAACTCCTTTAGGGGGTTTTATTAATCATTCAGAAATTCCTAACTGTGAATTAGTAGAAGACGAAGAAGATATTGAATATAAAAAATTAAAAACTTTAAAAAAGATTGAACAAGGAGAGGAGTTAACATTAAAATATAGTTTATATGAAGTATGTGATTATTTATAGTGCTATATTTATAAAGACTAGGGTAATATTTACCCTTATTGTAAAGACAAAGGTAAATTTAATTAAATTTGTAACTTATGGGATATGATAAAATACCTAGACAGAAATTATCTGCTAGTAAAAAAACAAAAAAATGGGGAGAAGAATGTGTTGAAGCATTTATAGATCTTTCTGATTCAGGATCAGGATATTCCCATAGAAAAGATAATCTTAAAATATTATATGACTACTATAATGGTGTAATTGACGAGGCAGATTATAATTACGTACTAAAACCTTATGGTAAAAACCGTAAGAATTTCCCTTCTGAAATGCGTAATTACCCCATTATCAAACCCATAATTGATCTTCTTCTAGGGGAAAAGTCTAAAAGGCCTCTCAATTACACTGTTACAGTACAAAATGCAGATTCTATATCAATTAAAGAAAATGCTAAGTCAGAAATTATATTTAAAAATTTACAACAACATTTTATACAAGCAGTACAAGCTCAGGGTCAAGATATGGGGGCAAATCCTGAACAAGAAATTCAATTACCTGAACATATAGCTTCAATGTTTGAGGATAGTTATGTAGATAATAGAGCTATTCTTGGGCAACAATCCTTAAATTATATATTTCAGGAACAGGAAGTATATGATAAAATACAAAAAGCATGGTTTCATTATTTAGTTAGTGGGGAAGTATATACTCATAGAGGAGTTAAAAATTCTGAACCTTTTTATGAAGTTCTTAATCCTTTAGATGTAGATTATGATCTCGACCCAGATTTAGAATTTGTAGAAGATGGGGATTGGGCATTAGTTAGAAAGTATTCTCATGCATCTACAGTTATAGATACTTATTATGAAAGTTTATCTGAACAGCAAGTATTAGAACTCGAGGAACCTAGACATTCAGAAAGCGATATTTCATTTTTATATGCTGGTTCAGCTGGTAAAGATGTTAATTCTTTTAGAAATAGATTAATAGAAGTAGTAAATGTTTATTGGAAATCTAGGAAAAGAATTGGATTTTTAACTTATTTAGATCCTGAAACAGGAACTATGGAAGAGCAAGAAGTTCCAGATGGATTTAGACTTCCTAGAGAGATGAAAGAACAGGGAGCTCAATTAGATTGGAGTTGGGTTAATGAAGTATGGGAAGGAACTAGAATAGATGGGAGATTTTATATTAATATAAATCCTATTGCACATCAAAGAATGTCTTTAGATAATCCATCTAAATGTAAACTTCCTATCAATGGGAGAAGATATTCTGATGTTAATGCAAAGAACATTTCTTTAGTTAAACTTGGGATACCTTATCAATTAAATTATAATATTTATAAATATCGATTAGAGCTATCTATTGCTAGAAGTAAAGATATTATAGCTCAATTTGATATTAATATGATCCCTAAAAAATGGGATATGGATAAATTTATGTACTATGTTGAAGGTTCTGGCATTGCTTGGGTAGATTATAATAAAGAAGGGATACAATTAAATCCACAACATCAATCTGTTATGGATATGTCTATTAAAACTATTCAACAGTATGTTACTTTATTAGAATCTATATTAGTTGAGTGGGAAAAAATATCTGGAGTAAGTAGACAAAGACAAGGTGAAATTGGGGCTTATGAAGGTAAGGCAACTTCTCAACAAGCTATATTACAATCATCTCATATTACTGAAGATTTATTTAGAAAGTTTGAGAGAGTAGAACAAAGAGATTTTCAAGCTTTATTAGATTATTCTAAAGAAGCATGGTTAACTGGTAAAAAAGGTATGTATGTAATGCCTGATGGGGCTACAGATTTTTTAGATATAGGTAGTATGCAACATATGGAAACTAATTATGGGATATTTGTTTCAGATTCAGGTAAGGATCAAGAAAAATTACAAAATATTAGGGGATTAACACAATCTATGATGCAAAATGGTGCTAGACCAGGAGATATAGCTGAGATGTTAGATTCTGATAGTTTTAGTCAAATTAAGAAAAATCTTAAAAAAGCAGATAGAGCTCAACAGCAATTAGAACAGGCTCAACAAGAGGCACAGCAACAACAACAACAACAGCAATTAGAGGCTGAACAGATAAAATTTGAAGCAGAGGCTTTAGAAAAAGAAAAAGATAGACAAAAAGATATTGAAATAGCTTTGATAAATGCTGAGTCTAAAAAAGATACTGAGGGGCATTCTTTAAATCTAGAAAAGATGATAAGGGATTTTGAAGTAAAACAAAGAGAACTAGATATAAAAGAGAAAGAATTAATGGCAAAAATTAGAGGGGATGATTCTAATTACGATATCACTAGA